TCTGTCTCAATATCCATACTAACTTCTAACATATCTTAACTCCTTAATTCATCTTCATGTTCTTTAATAGTTTTATATATTTATTCCTCTACATGTATTAAGTTAGCTTTACCTACGAACTTTGTTTGTCCATCATCAGTATCCTCACGTTTAAAGGATATAAGCCCTGACCATTGGTACTCATCGGGGTTATCAAGGCTCTCACATATACTATTCAACATTTTACCTAGGATGCCCTCCATTAATTGATGTGCATCTCCCTCTACAAAGGTATCCACAACTCCAGTATCTAGTGAGAATCCGTATGATGCTGTGTAGTTAGTCATATCTTTATTCTCCGTTTCATTTCATCTAAATATAATGTAGTCATAGGGTAGTAGGGTCCATCTATGTCTCCCTTATGCCAGTTATTAGGGTGATACCATGTACCATAACCCCAGCTAGTGAGGGCTATAGCTAACGCAACTGCCTTATCTTTAGTTAAGGAGTCGTAGCCTCCACCATACGCCTTAACGTAGAAGTCATACAGGCCTTGTGATATTGTGTAGGATTTATCCATCTAACTAGTCTCCTTAGTCTGTAAAGGGTATATCAAGTGGGTCATCAAAGTCATCATCTGCCTCAGTTAATCTACCAGTATCCCTATCATATGTCAAGGTACATGCAACACCAGTGATACCAGCATACCTGTTCTTCAGTACTCTAACGGTGGTCTTGTTGGCTTCATTAGGATCATCAGCCTGTTGGTTACGTTCAATGGCTATGACTGCATCACTGATCTGTGCTATAGAGGCAGAGCCTCGTAGATGATTGAGGGCAATCTCTTTACCGTCTTCAGCTCCAGCGTCACCACCCATCCTTCTGATGTGTGATACCATTAGTAATGCACACTGTGTCTCTTCTACTAGGCTCCGTAACTTAGTCATTAGGATGTCAATGCTTCGACGCTCATCGTTACCCTCTTGTCCACTAACAAGGATAGATAGGTGATCAAGGATGATCCACTTACAATTCAATGCCTTAACCATATAACGTAAACGATTAAGGATATCATCATTGTCTAATGATCCGAAGTGATCAAATGCAAACACCCTACCAGTACCGATAGTATTATTTTGGTAGGTTGCTAAGGCTTCCTTACTGTACAGGTCTCTGACCTCCTTAATGTTTAGTCTAGCGTTAGCCTCGACAGCCATCAAGTGGAAGCATGTCTGCTTAGTGTTCTCCTCTAGAGAGAAGATACCAATGTTCTCTTCAGAGTTATTAAGTATCCAATGCTCAAGTTCTCTAATGATACTTGACTTACCAGCACCAGTACCGGCAGTAAACGTCACTAGCTCACCAGTCCTGATGCCGTAGAGGATATCATTCATGCCTTGCCATGGATACTTAACAGTGATGTTGTCAGCCTCATCATATAGTGAGTCACCTATCGTAGCTAGGTTAATGATACCGGCAGGTGTGAATGCCTCTGCTGCCCACCATGCTTTGGTGAACCCAGTACGATCATTCTTCTTTAGGTACTCGTTAGCATCCTTCTCAGTCAGCTTCATGATACGACACTTGTTAGGTTCAAAGAGTTGGCCTACCTTAGAGGCAGCATCCTGCCCCGGCTCATCCATGTCGAAGCAGACAACCACAGTCTCAAAAGAGTTTAGGTATTCAAACTGTGCCTTAACATCCTTGACTGCACCAGCCGCTCCAGTTTTTACTGAGACAACAGCATACTGAGAACCTGTAAGTTCGTAGGCTGACATAGCATCTATCTCTCCTTCGCAGATAGTAATGTACTTACCACCTTTAGAGAATAGTTTCTGACCAAACATGGTAGCCTGAGGTAGGTTACCTTCAACGAAGAACTTCTTATCTTTAACCTGTCTAACCTTGTTAGCAATGTGATTGCCTTCAATGTCGGTGTATGGGTAGTAATGCTTCTGTACATCATTACCGTCCCTATCCAGTGTCACACCAAACTTACCAAGTGTTTCACCTTTAAGGTTACGGTCAATCAATGCAGTGGCTCTCCAGTCCCCTATAGTTAGATGTGAATTGACTACACCCTGTATAGGGGCTTGGACATACTCATCACGGGGAGAGCTAGTGAAGCCATCCTCTGGGGGTGTATATGTGTTACATACAAAACAGTATGAATGATCATCACTGAACAGGACGTTGCCATCAGATGAGCCACAATCACATGGCCCTTTAGATACTGGCTTACTGTCAAGCTCTGATGTGTACTCTTTATAATTTTTCATATATATATAATTCCTAAACTTATCCATTAAAATACTTGTAACTATGTAGGATACTACAAAGTACTAATAGCTTTAATTGCTCTCTTACCTTTGAAGAACTTGTCAAGCTTACCTTGCTGTCGAGCCTCCAATACATTACGTTCTACGTAACCAACCTCTTGAGTTATGTCCTCAATACTAAGTCGAGTCTTTAGGATGTATGCTCTGGCTATCTTACCAGAGTTATTGCCCAGCTCCATTTGGATACAGTCAACAATCTCTTTCATTGACCACTTACCATCAGCCTTACGATCATCATTGATCATCTTCTTGGTAGCATCCACAACCATCTTAGTAAAGTTTTCAGTTGTTCGTTCCTCAGTAATGTCTTTCGGTGGTGTAATTGTAATACCTTTTGGCATGTCAAATATAATTTCCATTTTAGTCTCCATGGTTGTTGTATAAAGGATATAATCCATAGTGTTCGTAAGAACTTCACTATGGTATATCCCTAAGAGTTTTGTGTGTCAAGCCTATACATGTTATGTTACCTTACATCACATAAGGAGTATGTATATAATGATTATTATCCTAACATGTCTATCTCTCTTTCTATCTGGAACAGCTCGTTCTCTAGTTGGCGCTGGATGTTTATCACGTTGGTCCACGTATCCATTCGTTGCTCTAGCATCCGCTTTTGTTGGATTAATTCCCATTCTTGATAGCTTAGATATCGTAAGTATAGTTTGTATGATGTGGGTGGTTCTTGTAGCTTCTCTGAACTTGTCGATGGGCTACACTCGTTGGGAGTCTTGGTGGTGGATGACCTTAAGGTTTGGACTGCCTTCGATAGTGTTAGTAAGTCCGATATTATATCTAGATCATAACATTTCAGTCCTGCTTTACCCCCTCGCATCTCTAATCGTTGGATCAATTTATCCATATCGTCAATGGTTGTTTGACTATTTAAAGTTTCGTGAACAGGTAGTTCAGATACCTTTAACTCAGGTGAAGTTAGATTGGGACTCAGCCCGTATGATGGAGTTCCTAGTGGGATGTATTGTTTTGGGTGGTCTTTCTTTAGTGCCCTACTCATAGACGTTGATCCCTCTGCCATGATTGAGTTGCCATCAACGCTACATCAAAGTTCCTAAAGGAATACTTCTTGTTAGTCCCATGATGTGTCGTAGTACACTTACCCGTCTTAATATCTTCATTGATAATTGTACCTAGTCCGTTCTTCCAAACATTAGTTTTGGTCTTTCCTACTAGACCTAATGTTGCGTGTAGCTTATAGATATCTTTAGGCTTAAGGTTATTGGTATTCATTTGATATATGTTTCCTATACTTTAATATTTATATTGGTACCTAAGATGTTTGCCACCCATTGTGTTTCATATAGGTGACAAACATATCTTATGTAGGCTACATTAAGCTGCAAGCATTGTAGCTGGCTCATTAGATGTACCCTCTAGGCTCAACCATTCAGGACTGGATAACATCTTCTTAACCCTGTCTTCACGGGTCACCCTAACATTCTGAGGTGTGTCAGACTTAGACTCACTGACATGGGAAGACCAATGGGTTGCGGCATTATAGGCACACCACAATGAACCATTAGTATTAGAGGCATAGGAACCATAGGCTGACTTACCATGTAAGTGTCTGGCTTCTTCATCAAAGATTTTCATTAGGTGTGACAGCATAACCTTGTTGGTTACTTTAGTACGCTTAACATTGTCCATTCGTGAAGCCAATGTTTCTGAGAACATATCAATGATAGTGTCACGATCAATCATGGTATCGAACCAATTATTCATCTGTGTCATACCATCACCGGCTATGTACTCGGCAGCATTCTTAACCTTAGCTGCAAAGGTAGGAACTGAGAAGCCCTTAGTATGTCGACCATATGTATAGGCCAACTTACTACCGGACACTAGAGTGTTCCAACACATGCTTCTCCAAAGACCTACCATACCATTGTTACCCCATGTTTTATTATGGGATGTACGGAAGACAAACTGTGGTACTACCATGTCAGTCAAACGTCCTATGCTTTGTTCATGTGCTGGGAACTTAGCCCGTAGCTCTAGCTGAGAGCCATTGTTGAACACACCAGTGAAGAACTCTGCACCAGCCATGTTAATACCTGACTCAATCAATCCATCTTCTACTTGAGACACGATGTCATGATACTGTACTGGTGTATACCCTTCAGAGACTACACTTAATGGCTCCATTGAGTCTTCTCGTTTAAGTACCATACCAATGGCAGGGTCAATCACATCACCGTTAGCCTGATACATGGGGTGCTTAGATACTTTGAAGTCGATCTTAGAGTGGTCAAACATATTGTTATTTAACATTGTATTATATCTTTCTATCTATTTATATAAGGTTTACTATTATAATCTATATTAATTATATTAGTATGTCAATTTAAAAGTATTAAAGTAATTAACATTAAAGTTATGTATAGCATTTACTTAGGCTCCCTATTCAATGCAGACCTTAGATAGTCTACAGCTTCTAATATTATTAATCTATCCTGCGTCATATACTCTTTAGCTAAGTCACAGGAACCACTGTGTAATAGTAGTCCTTTAATATCACTGGCTTGATTGAATGCCGCTAATAGTACCACATCTAATGCTTTACTATAGTTTGTAGTCATATAATTTCTCCTTAGAATTTAATAAATTCAGCTAGGTATACAGGTGATGGTGAGTGTACCTTAGGTGTAGTATTTTTAACACGACACTCAACAATCTTTAGAAGGTCTATTCGTTTCTTAAACCGTGACATATAGGCCACACAATCTTCATAAGTTAATAGGACATGCCAGCCTGATTTGTAGGGCTTTTGACCTGAGCCATCAGTGACTTGCTTACTTTCTGCTTTAATCCACTTACCTTTAGGCATGACCCTACTACCATCAATGCCATGGAATAATGTCTTAATGTTTCCATCAACAACCTCTACTATTTTATAGGCTTTCATTTAATTCTTCCTCTATAGATTTACGATGGAAGTCTATGGTTGCCTCAATTAATTCCCAAGCATGGTCATATGAAGGGGCTGTACCTAATGTAAAGGACAGGGCTGTATGTAAAGCACCAGCTGCTATGTGTAAATCTTCCACACCTTCTGTCTGCATGATGATCAACTCAGTATCCAGCCTATCACCACATTCAATTACATCATCAACCATTTGGTTGGTTACAGTCTGTTTAGTTTTATTAATCATAACCATTGATCCTTTGTTTTAAGTTTATTATTTGCATACTTCATACCAAGTCTATCTATATTTAGACAGACCAATCCATGAATTATACGGGGCCTTGATTGCCATCTATAGAGGGTTGCCTCAGCTCCATCAAGTAAGCATGGCACCCTACCGAAGGCTACTTCTATAGGGGCTGTGTCACAGTCTAATAAGTCTGGGGGTAGCCAACTGTTATGATCAATGGAATACCCATTAAACTCATTATAGTTTCTGTTGAGCATAATTTCACCTAGGCCATGAGCATAATGGAATGACCATTCATACTTACCATGTCCCCTTAGGGTAAAGTTAATCATTCGATAACCTCCTCATTCAACATCTTTTGAAGTGCATTCCTTACATGTTGTTCAGGCATGTCACTAACCTTTAGGTATGCTTGTTTGGATTTACTATAGTAGTTACGGTTTACAGTAAGCTTTTCTTCAACAAGTCCTGTATCTTCTAATACAAACATCTTCATATTAATGCGCCTCTCCTAGTTGAACTATAGATGGGATACCCATAGTAATCTTCTTAAAACATCCAGCCTTACAGGTTGAACAGTGTCCTTTAATACCCTTGCCGTGGTTGCCCTGTGTCTTAGGACACTTAAACATTCTACTACCTGTGGGTGTATGAGTATCTGAGTTCCCAAAGTTCATAATAGACCATCCATCATCTTCCAACATATGCCACTCTTCTATAGTGGTGGACGGGTCAGTGCTTGCATTAACTACAACATTTCCTATAGGAAACAAGACCTCTTCTATTAAGGCTTTTAATTCAGGGTTACGCCATGCTCTTACTGGTATCCAGTAGTCTGTGTTGGGTGTAGCTTTAGCTAGGTTTGCTATACGGTAGACATCCCCTACATCTTTAATGTTCTCACCTCTGGTGCATCCCCTAACCCTAGAGGTAGGCTTTAACTTACGGTTGAGTTGTTTAGCAACTTGATTAGGTTGCATGTTCTGCCATGCTGTTTCATTACGAACATCCTTGACTACCATGTTCTTATACATCTTGTATAACTTAACGTTGTAACAAGTTTCCTTGCAGTAATCTGTAGCGTGGACACATGTCCCTTCGATACCTTCATCAGGTATGTCATTGATTGGCCTATCCCATGCAAACATATCAATGTCTTCACAGTATCGTAGCTCTAAATTTCCATTAGTCATTAATCAAATCCTTTTCAAAGATGTACTGTCGTATTAATTCTACTAATTCTAGTGGAGCCTGATCAATTACATCTACTGTTGTCTGAAATAGCTCTGCTATGTATAGGTCAAGGTCATAGTTATCACTTGCTGATCTATCCATATCAATCTCCTATAAAGTTGTTTAAAGTATACAATCCATAGTATTCATTTCATTACTACTATGGTGTATACTTATTTAATTCATTAGACCATACGTGGTGGCGATACCTGTTATGATACCCATCAAGTACATTATGGTGCCGTAGGTTAGATTAGTTATTTTAATCAACACCACTCTCCTTTTACAAACTCATACCCTAAAGGGTCAGTCCAATAGTCTCCATTACTATTGTAACCCTCATCATTGGCCTCATCCTTAGAAGATATACCATCACATTTATCTTCTATCTTTAGGACTAGGTCATCCCATGTCCAAACCTCACCATATTCATCGGTTATCTCACCACTTGATTCAAGTACACTATCCCATTCATTCCATGATTTATAATCATCACCATTGAATAGGAACTTCCATCCTGCGGATGACTTGCCGATATGTATTTTAATTGTATCTTTATTACCACAAGTTAGGCAGGTATTCAGAACTTTACTCCAGTAGTAATTCGTTCCCATAATTATTTATCCTTACCTTTAGGTATGTTGAAAGAGAATTCATGACATTCATATGCTTTATCATTGGATGCCTGATCCAGTAGGGCTTCAGTCTTTAAGCATGATAGTTCATCAGGGTAGGTATCTACAACCACACCTGACTTGGTAGGATTCTCTATAGAGAACATTATCAATAGGTATAATACTTTCATTAATCTAGCCCTTCAGCTATCCATTCATGTATGATTGAAGTATCTAAATACTTCTCAATTTTGTAGACCTTATCGTCCCATGTTTCTTTAGAAACGTCGAAGCATTCCTGATCCCACCAAGCTACGATGAGTTCCTCATCAGGGTCTTTCTTATTTAAAACGTCTATTATATCTTGTACTTTCATAGCTTATTAATCCTCTATAGAGTTGTTGTGGATACCGAAGTCATCGGTATGTTACGTTCATGTTTACCATCAAGAGATTGAATAGCCATACCTAGCTGACCATTGAAACATTGCATCCCTTTAGGGCCTTTGATTACTGACCATGTACTACCATGATCCTTACATAATTGTTTAAGCCTATTAGTATTAGGCTTTATTGTGACTTGATTAGACATGTTATTAGTCTCCTAAGTTTAATCCCATAATGTTTCAAGGTTATTGGCTACCCAACTCATAGCATCCTTAGCTTTATAAGCTATGATAGCCCCTTCAGTGGTAAAGCTTGAATCATCCTTACTATAGTCTAGTAAGGCATTGCCATGCATGTTGAGGTACTCATTGTAAACCTCAATGCTCCTGAATGAATGGGGATATGAGTTGCTATACTTAGCAAGGTGTACCATCCTTGTCCCTAACCATTCAGCTAAGGATGAATTAAGGTTGATACAGTCAGACCCTATAGGGCCACCCCATTTATCTTCATAGGTTTCATTGCTCATCTTTAGATACCCCTTTGTTGTTACGACAGTGTTGTTTAGATTGTTTAGCCTTCTTGTTAGGCTCCACACTATGTCCCTTGTTCCAAGCATGGACAGCAAAGGCATTACGCTTAGCCTTAAAAGGCTTAGGCTTTTGTTTAGACATAACTAATACTCCTAAGTATTAAAAGGTTGCCGCCTTTAATGTACTATGTAGTTGCAGGTCTACTTGCTCCATGGGCATACATCGGACTCAGTATGCTTGTATCCCTACAGGTCAAAGACCTGCTCTATCTCATGCTGCGCCATATCCTAAAGGATGGGAAACCTTAGGCACTTTGACGATAAGGTTAGGTGCTACAAGCAAAGCTTATAGACTGACATGCTACCGACAAGGATGATTAATCCTATGGAGTAGTTAATGTAACACCTAATAAGTTTATCCCTTGATACCCTGTTCATTCAGGGATACAGTCTCTGTGGATACCCTAAAGGGTAGAGCCATGATCGGTGCGGGATGTAATTCTTATTAGACATGGGCTACCATAAGAGCAGGTCTTTGACCTGTATAGATAGCCCAGTCCTAATAAGACCTACTGAGTAGGGCCTGTCAGTAACTGGTCGGCACGTTCAGTACTGTATGAGAACTGAATAGAGCTACGATGTATGAAGCTATTCAGTAATGCCGATACTTTAATAGCATTATGGCGTTGAGGGTGATGCTCACCAGTTTCCCATGATAGGGCGGTTACAACCCCAACACCACATTTATCTGCTACCTGTTCGACGGTAAGCTTAGCAGCTTGTCGGATAGTTTTAATGTTGTTGGCTGTTACAAATGCTGGACGGTTTGATAATTTAATAGCTTTAATATTGTTTGACAAAGTAGGTGTGTCCTTTCGGGACTATAGGAGTAGCTGTTAAGCTACATGGTGTGTGGCATTATTACCACGATAAATTATTTAAAGAAATGTTGAACCGTAGAGGATAGCAAAGAATGCTATCACTCCACAGAATTCAAGTATACGTTCAAGGTTAATCATCAAGGATTAAACATCCTTGTCAGGGTTAGCATACTGATCAAGTAGGATACCAACGTTGGCAAGGGTCTTTCTTATACCCTTCCAATGCTCAACACCCTCTTCAGAGGCCGACATATCTATCTTACGGATATCAACGATTGCCGCTTGGACTGAAGCTAAAGCTTTAAGGGATAGCTTCTGATCAACAACATTGCTGACAACACGACCTTCAGGGATTAACTGATCCTTAATCAGTTTCTTGAAAGCATTCCTTAGGTGATCAGCATCCATATCATCTACTGAGATGAAGCCACCTTTGGCAGATTTGTATTCGATAGTGGTAGCCGTTGTAATGTTTGTCATAGTAATAATTTCCTTTTGT